CAGAAAGATTTGAAAAGGTGAGGATTGAGAAATTGATTCCCTATGCAAGAAATGCAAGAACTCACAGCAAGGAACAGATTTTGCAGCTACGGTCCTCAATACGTGAATTTGGTTTTATTAATCCAGTCATCGTGGATAAGGATTTAAACTTGATTGCAGGACACGGTAGGATTTTAGCTGCGAAAGAAGAAGGAATTGAGAAAGTCCCATGTATCTTTGTGGAACATTTGACGGAGGCGCAAAAACGAGCCTATATTCTAGCAGACAATCGTCTGGCAATGAATGCTGGTTGGGATGATGAAATGCTTGCGATTGAGTTAAGTGAGTTACAAGATGATGACTTTGACTTGTCTTTGTTAGGTTTTGCGGATAGCGAATTGAATCAATTACTCATGGGGGATGATGCACAAGATGATGACTTTGATGTTGATGCTGAATTGGAAAGACCAACATTTAGTAAGACAGGGGATATCTGGCAATTAGGAAATCACAGAGTAATCTGTGGGGACAGCACCAAAGCAGAGACTTTTGAAAAACTTATGGAGGGGAAAAAAGCCAACCTCACAATCACTGATCCACCTTATAATGTAAACTATGAGGGAACGGCTGGAAAAATCAAAAATGATAATTTAGATAATGAGGTATTCTACAATTTCTTGTACGATGCCTTTTCTTGTATGCAAGATGTTATGGCGATTGATTCAAGCATTTATGTTTTTCATGCAGATACGGAAGGTTTAAATTTTAGAAAAGCATTTGTGGCTGCAGGATTTTATTTGTCAGGAACGTGTATTTGGAAAAAACAATCTTTTGTTCTAGGGCGTTCTCCTTATCAGTGGCAACATGAGCCAGTCTTATTTGGTTGGAAGAAGAAAGGAAAACATCAATGGTATACTGGTCGTAAAGAATCGACGATTTGGGAATTTGATAAACCCACAAAAAATAGTGAGCATCCAACGATGAAACCTATTCCTTTGCTTGCTTATCCGATTATTAATTCAAGTATGAGTAATTGTATCGTTTTAGACCCATTTGGTGGAAGTGGTTCAACGCTTATTGCTTGTGAGCAGACTGATCGAATTTGTTATATGGTTGAACCTGATGAAAAGTTTGTTGATGTCATTGTAAAACGATATGTTGAACAGGTCGGAACAAGCGATACTGTTACGCTTGAACGTGATGGAGAAACTTGTAAATATGATGAGGTGGCTACCTATGAGTAAGTTGACACTAGGCAGTTTGTTTTCGGGAAGTGGTGGCTTTGAATTGGGAGGATTACTTTCAGGAATAAGACCAGTTTGGGCAAGTGAAATTGAACCCTTTCCAATAAGGGTAACAACCAAAAGGTTACCACAAGTGGTACACTTAGGTAACATCAAACAAATCAATGGTGGCGAGATAGCACCTGTTGACATTATCACGTTTGGTAGCCCTTGTACTGATTTATCTATCGCAGGCAAACGAGCAGGACTAGTTGGCAGTCATTCTTCTTTGTTCTATCAAGCTATTCGAATTATCAAGGAGATGAGGTTTAAAACCAATGGAAAATATCCAAGATTTATTGTGTGGGAAAATGTCTGCGGTGCATTCTCTTCAAACAAAGGCGAAGATTTTAGAAGCGTCCTTGAAGAAATCTGCCAAATCAAAGACGAGCAACTTGTTATCGCTCAACCTGAAAAGTGGGTCAATGCAGGAAAAATCGTGGCAGAGGACTTCTCACTTGCATGGCGAGTGCTTGACGCTCAGTATTGGGGTGTTCCCCAACGTAGAAAACGTATCTATCTTGTCGCAGATTTTAGAAGTGAACGTGCCGATAAAATATTATTTGAGTCAGAAAGCTTGTCTGGGTATTCTACACAGAGCAGTTGCACGTGGCAAGATATTACCGCCGATTTTGAAGGTAGCTCTGGAGTCACAAGCCAATTTTGTTTAATGGATCAAGGTGGCAGTCGGATGAATATCTCTGAAAATGTTACTGGAACCCTTAGAGCACAGTCTAGTCATCCACCACTTGTTTTTGAAAACCATGGTCAAGATAGTCGTTTTAAAGGTCCAAGTGAAATGGCTCAAACTGTTCTTGCGACTTATGGGACAGGTGGGAATAATCAGCCATTTGTTGTTGAACCTAAAACTTATGATGTCAGACTGACATCGGAGGGAACAAGAAACTCACGAGCTAATATCTATGAGTGTGGTATTTCACGGACGATTGATACATCGGGCAATTTTCCAAGCAGCAACCAAGGAGGTGTTGCGGTTGTCGCTATTCAAGGTTCCATGATTGGACGTAAGGATAAGCATGGACCACAAGGAAGTGGTATCAATGAAGCTGTTAGTTTTACATTGAATACTGTTGATAAACACGCAATTGCTTATTCTTCTAGTAAGAATTCACACTTTACTCGTGCCGAAAAGGAGAAGGCAGGTACTCTTGTCGCTACTGATTATAAGGATCCGCCACTTGTTAATGATGGCAAGTATATTGTTCGTAGGTTAACACCAACGGAATGTGCGAGATTACAGGGGTTTCCGCCGTGGTGGTGTCGTAATATTGAAATTGAGAATCCAACTGAAAAAGATTTGGCGTTTTGGCGAGCAATATTTGACAGTCATCGACAAGCACTAAATAAAACGACTAAGTCAAAAAGTGATAAACAAATTATCAAGTGGTTACGAAATCCGCATTCGGATTCGGCAGAATACAAACTGTGGGGCAATGGTGTCGCACTTCCTTGTGTTTTATTTGTTCTTAGTGGCATTGTTTGGGCTGAAAAAAATTCAAAAATGAGCGATTAAATCGGACTTATGACTTGCTATTATAGTCGTTTAGAGTGATATATAGGGTAGTAAAAAGAAAGAAGGACAAACGAATGATTCCAAACAGAGAAATGATTGCCATTTTACGAGAGCAGTACCCAGAAGGAACACGAGTTAGCCTGCTCCAAATGAATGACGCACACGCCCCAGAGATTGGCACGTGTGGCACAGTAAAGGGAGTAGACGATATTGGTTCCATCATGGTGCATTGGGACAATGATTCAAACTTGAATGTTGTTTTTGGGGAAGACTATGTGGTCAAAATTTAACAAATATATTTTAAGAAATTTTTAAAGCCTTCTAAAAGGGGCTTTTTCAGTATTTAAAAAATATAAGAATTACTGATAATAATGGTTGATAAGACTTGACTTTAGAGTGCTTTAGAGTGATATATAGGGTACAAAGAATAAAGGAGCCTAAGACCATGGCAAAGCAAATGAGCAATAATATGATTGACAACATCATGAAGGAACATAGACGAGAAGTTGAAGATCGAAACATTTTAGCCCCCTCTGACAATAATGGAAAGAATTCTCTAGATGTTGAAGTCTACTTTCCAGATAACGAGCATAGCATTGAAGAAGGTTATTGTAGCTGGAGTGGCCTAGTCAATCTGCTTCGAATAAATAGTGATAAGCCAGAAGTTGTACGATTTATTGCTGACATGATGGAATAAACAGTAGTAAAGACAGCTTGAAAAGGCTGTTTTTGGAGTGGTAGATAAATCATAAAAGTAGTGACAGTAATAGGAGCTAAGACTTGACTTTAAAGGCCTTTAGAGTGATATATAGGGTACAAAGAATAAAGGAGCCTAAGACCATGGCAAAAAAACTAAGCAAGAACACGATTTATAACATTGCAGCTAATCAGTTGCGCGACATTAGAGAAAGAGGCGATTTAGAAACTCGAAACAATGATGCAGAAGATTTTCTAGATGTTTCAGTTTGGAGCATTAAGAAGATGATTGAGGAGGCTTATGAAGAGGGGCTGAAAGAAGTTCAAAGGAAATAAACAGTAGTAAAGACAGCTTGAAAGGGCTGTTTTTTGCGTGGTAAATAAATCATAAAAATAGTGACAGTAATGGGAGTTAAGACTTGACTTTAAAGGCCTTTAGAGTGATATATAGGGTACAAGAATAAAGGAGCCCAAGACCATAGCCAAAAAACTAAGCAAGAACACGATTTATAATATTGCAACAAATCATGTACCCGACCTTAAAAAGAGAGGCGATTTAGAAACTCGAAACAATGATGCAGAAGATTTTTTAGATGTTCCAGTTTGGTGTCTTAAGGGAATGATTGATGAAGCATACGAAGAAGGATTGAAACAAGTTCAGAATGACAAGTTCAGAATGATAAGGAGAAGGTTATCAAATTTAACGAAGAAATCAAAAAACAGATTATGGCCATTAGAAAAACAGGAAAAACAAATATGTTTGATGTGCCAATGGTTCAGAACCTTGCGAACGATTTGAATTATTGCGATCTCGTCATTTTCATTGAAGAGAACAAATTACAGTATTTGAATTTCATTATGACTGGAGAGAATCAATGAAAGAAGAAGTCTACTCTAAAGAAGATAAGCACGGTATTGATGTAATTGATAGATATCAAGGAAAGATAAATACTGTAAGCAATAAAACACTGGACGAAGTTAAGGAACAATACAGAAAATGGTTTCCCGACTCGTTTAAAGATTTATCATTCATTGAAAACTAGAAACAAGACATTATGGGTAGGAAAAAATAAGTAAAGACAGCTTGAAAAGGCTGTTTTTGGGTTATTTGGAAAAGGAGGTTCTCATTTGCGGAAATTGAAGAAGTATAAGCCAACCAAGTTTAAAGCTAAGAATTCCAAATATGATGAGAATCTCGCTGATTATGCAGTTGATTTTATTGAATGCTTGAGTCATACCAAAGGAACATGGGCAGGAAAACCATTTGAATTGATAGACTGGCAAGAACAGATTATTCGTGATTTATTTGGTATTGTCAAACCCAATGGCTATCGCCAATTCAACACAGCCTATATCGAAATTCCTAAGAAGATGGGGAAATCTGAACTTGCGGCAGCACTAGCCTTATTGCTCACGTGTGGTGATAATGAACAACGCGCGGAAGTTTACGGTTGTGCAGCTGATAGACAACAG